CCAAGCTCGGTCGCCACGCCATCGATCGGATACGCCCCGGTACGAAACAGCCGGTACATCCCCGGCACGCTGATGAAGGACAGCGAGTTCGACTCCTGCAGCGTGACCGGCGTGCCATGTATCCACAGGTCCTGCCATGTCACGCCGTTATCCGGCGACACCTGCACGTACACGATGTCGACGACGTAATCGGTATCGCTGAAGTCAGCGGCCTGCAATGTCATCGGCTGCGTCGTCACCCAGAACGGATACGACACACCTACCCACCCCGTCACGTCGAGAATCGGCGCACCCTGCGCATCGAGCACGGGCAACAGCAGCTTGGGATTGGTGGCGTTATGCCGCCGCTGCGGGATTGTCGGGCCGGAGATGGGCATTACAAACCTCCCTGATTCAACTGCTGCGTAACCGCACCTGCGGGTCCACTACGCCCATCCGGTTGTGGTACCAGTCCTGTGCCCTGTCCCGGCGCTTGCGGCACCATCTGCGGTGCGCCAGGAGTCTGCGGTGGGGGTGGTGCGCCAAGTGCGGGGGGCTGCCCTGGTTGCGGTGGCTGCCCCTCCATCCCCGGTGGTGCACCCGACACCGCCTGCAGCTGCGCCTCAAGCTCCGGATCGGGAATGATCTTGTCGACCGGCAGATCCGACGACTTGAGCACCTCGCGCAACAGTGTGGCCAAGCCCGACTTCGGGATGATCCCGGTCGGAATGAACGGACCCACCACCTGCAGCGTCTCCAGCCGCTTCGCCGCCGCCGTCTCGCGCGCCAGCACCGACGTCGGCCCCTTGGCCTGCACCTGCGCGTCGACCTTGATCGCCTGATCCGGATCGTAGAGCATGTTGTAGTTGTAGAACGCGGTGATCATCGGATCGAGCACGTCCTGCTCGATGTTAACGATGACTTGCTTGATTCCCTTTGCAGCATTCCCCATCAACATCGCTAGCCCACCAACCGTGCGTCCAGCACCAGCAACCTGGGGGTTGCCATACGCATAAGCGGGGATACCCGTCGCGTCGTCGCATTTCTTGATCTCTTCGTTGATGAGCGCTTCCAACTCCTGTGCATGCGAGTCGATTTTGTGGAAGTGGTACGCCGTGCCGCCGCGCCCCATGAGATCCGGCTCCACCACCTTCACCATCGCAGGCATGATCTCCTCCGGTGCCTGCTGCCCGCCCAGCCGCGACTGGTCCACTTCCGCGAACGGTCCCGATGCAAGGCCCATGTTTCGTCGAAGTGCTCTGTAGGCTGAGTTGATGATCTGCTGGTTCGGACGCATCAGCATGCCCACCGACCGGCCCACCATCGACCCAGGCACCTTCTCGTAGCTCGTCACGTAGTAGGGCCGCTGCTTCATCGGGTCCGGATTCAGCACTGCACGTATGCAGATCCCGCCCAGCACCCAGATGTCTGCCTCGTAGGTCGCCTGCTCATCCTCGACCTTGATCCCCCACGACTTCAAGAGATCGCCGCGAATGCTGCCCCAGAAATTCAACACGTCGAGCGTGTCGCCCGTGGTGAGGGTCAGCAGCGTCTGCCATTCGAGCACCTCGCGCTGCGTGGTCGTCTCGGTGAGGACTTGGTGCCCGGTGAGGTAGATCGACAGCGCCTGCTGCAGCTTGTCGTCGTCGAAGTTCGGCATCCCCTTGCAATCGACCAACTCCTGCCGCGCCATGTGCATGACTTCGACGATGAACCCGGTCTGCGGTCCTGTCGTCCACGGTGCGAAGTAGAAGTCGAACGGATTGACACGCTCGATGGTCAGCTGCGCTTCGGTCGTCGCGATCGGCTCACCACCCTCCCACCGCAATCGTCTCTTGCGTCGAACCACGGGAGCCTTCAACACCGCGAACGGATACACCATCAGGTCGGAGATGAACGCCTGCAGCGTCGCGATGAAGTCAGCCTCGGCGAGTTGATCGTCGATCTTGCGCTGCATCTTGTCGGTGCCAGAGCGTGCCTGCTCCATCAGCGAGCGATACGCTACATCGGCCAACTCGGTAATGCGATCGCGCACCACCTGCTCGGGCGGCATGCCACCGCCACGCATGGTGATCTCTTTCTTGATCTGCTCGGTCACCATATCCTTCACGAACTGCGGCACGTTCGGGATCGGTGTCGGATCGAGTTGGTACAGCCTGTCTCCGGACGCAGTGAGGATGTCGGTCAACCATGCCTCACCTGCCCTGCATTTCGTTGCAGTGATGTTGAAGAACGTGACCACGCTCTCCTTGATCATCGCCAATTCGTCGGGGTCGTACTCGCCGCGCCGCTGGCGCAGGTTCTGCAAGAGCAGGGTATCGACGATGGTGCGCGAGTTCCGCGCCAGGACGAACTGCTCGCGCGCATACGCGCCAAGCGAGCAGGTGGACATCTCGCTGCCCGCCGAAGTGGGGTCGGAGCCGTACGGATCGATGGATGGGGTCTTGCTGGAGGTGCTGGTGGTCTTGAGAGGGACGTTCATGGGCAGGTTGCTGCCCCCGGGGGTGACTCCCCCCATCGGAGCCGCTGGGCCCGCGCCGCCGCCGATCACCTGCCCGTTCCATCCGCCTGCGAGCGCCATCCAATCCTCCTAGACGTCGCCCACCGACGTTGGCGCGGACGTTATCACGTACCTGCGCTAGAAGGAAGTCCCGTTCGACCCTCCTGCAGTCACCGTGACTGTCGAGGAGTACGTGTTAGCATGTTTCATCCCCAAAGCGAGGTACTGGAGCGCGTCGTGGGGGTGCGAAAACTTGTTTTTCTCCGGACGGTTACGGAATGTGCCCGTGGTCTGGATCACACCGTACCGGTAGCCCCGGTTAAAACCCTCTCTGAGCATCTTGCACCGGGGGGAGAGGGTGAATCCCTGCCGACGCATCAAAAAGCTCGCCACAGCGTCCCTACGGGGTATCCAGTCGTTGGTTCGAGCGGGCCTGCAGGCGATCCCGGCCTGATTGATCAGCATGAACGGCGTACGCTTGTCGAGCGGGCTACGGCCTAGACCGGCAGGGTCCCCGAATCCCTCCATCCGGCACCCTCGGTAGCGCTCATTAATCGTGGGGGCCAGATATTCGGCAATGAACTCCTCCAGGGACGTGTCAACGCCAGGGAAAAGCTCGTCGGTGATGCACAGCTGCCCGGTGCGCGACATCTGGCCGAACACAGCGGCAGGATTCAACCCCCAGTCGAAGCCCACGATGACCGGCAGGTACCTGTCGATCCCGATCTCGGCCTTGGCCACGTGCTCGGAGTCGCTGAACTCGTTGGCATACACCGCCTTGCCCGACGTCGACTGCCCGTACTCGCCCAGCAGGAAGACCTTGATCCACTCGTCGGTCTTCCCCGGCACCTGCTGCAGGTAGTAGTTGTATCCCTCGCCGAGGTTGGCGATGTTCTCCGCCTCGGGGTTGCCGATCCACACGTGCTGCAACGGATCTGCCGTGCCGGTGTTGGGGTCGATCTTGGGCGTTTTCAGTATCGCCGCTGGTTGACGGAACAGCTTGTACCCTGGCAACGGATCTCGCTCGAACAGGTCAAACAGCCAGTGATCGTCGGCCACCGGGTTGTAGTCCATCACCACGCCGGAGAAGTTGAACCCTCCCGATGCCGTCGGCGGAAACCGTCCGCGTCGCTGAATTGCAAATTCAAGGACTTCCTTCTCAAGCTCCGACGCTTCGTTCAACCACACGCCGGTCAACTCCAGCGATCGCATCTTCCCCAGGTCGCGCGTCTGGTCGAGCGCGATGAACAGCACTTCAAGGTCGACGCCGGTACCGTCAGGGAGGGTGGTCTTGAGCCGCGCCACCGGGGGATAGTTCGCATTGATGTGGGTGATCTCCTCCGGCATCCAGTGCATCAGGGTTTTAATCGTCGTCGTTTTGAGTTCGTTGTATGTGTTACGGACAGCGAGCCATCGGGACGTTCGTACTCCTCGATGAACGTTTTGGCGGAAGGCACGTAAGACAACCTCCATCGCCGCCATTGACGATTTCCCGCTACCCACCGGGCCCATGACTGCACGGACAAGAGAGTCGTCGTTATGGAATCGGAGCGCAGTCGGGGACGGCGTGTAAACAACTTCGGGGACGTCACTGTGTTGGTCATCGAGAACCGCGCTCATACGGGCCAGCCCGTGTTGTCAACAACTCTGTCCACAGGCTCCGCCTCGGCCAATCTCATGATTTCATGTGATCCACCCATAATTTTATGGGTTTCCTGCACCGGCTCCTCCACAACCTGCTCCCCCGCATGCACGGTCATGGTTTGTATCGGAAGTCCCGCACCGAATTTAAAGATGACGCTGGGCCCTCGCGGCCCCTGGAACTCGCCTTTCGGCACGGGCTTCTCCTTGAGCCTCGCCATCTCCGCCACCCACTTGATCATCTCGAACTTCATGGTGGGTGTCGTGTGGTCGCTCATCAGCAGCTTGACGACTTCGGGCAGCATCTGCTCGGACAGGCTTTTCATGCGGTATACATAGCCCGCATCGTTGCCCAGTTCGCGCATCTCGGCCTCGACCAGACGCATCTCGGTGACGAAGGCGGGCGACGACTGTATCCCCTCCCAGTCGGCCTGCGTGACGTGCCACTCCTTGAGGATGACGGAGAGATCGTCGAGCCCGCCCGCAAGCTCGCGGCAGAACCGGCCCAGCGTGGTTGTTGTCAAGTCTGGCATGGTCAGGCTGCCTTTTGGTGCTCGGCCCGCGCTTCCATCACATCCTGCACCGCATCCGCCGCGATCCACGCTACATTCCACGCGGTGGTCTGCCACTGCACCTTCGGCACCGGATCGGTCTTGGGGTGCAGGTACAGCATCTGGCTGTCCTTCGCTTGCATGAACACGCTGTTGAACACGCACCGGGCAGTGTCGCTCCAGCGGTTCCATCGCGCGCTCGGCACCTTGAATCGGTTGCGCGGGTTCGTGCTGGCGTCACCGCCACGGATCTCGATACGCTCGATGGCGCTCATTCGCTTCGGCATTTCAGTCTCCTGATTGGGAGCTACCACTGTATGTAGAAAGAAAATACTCTGACCTAGCCAGGGTCGATCTTCCGATCGCCCTCATGAGGGACGCCCGAAGGCGTCGCAGGATTAGGTCAGAGTCGTTGTGGCTATCGTCTAAACGAAGGGCTGTACCCGGTGAACATGCCGACGAGGTAGAGCAGGGCGATCACGGCAATGATGATGAGCGCAATGTTCTTGAACGGCTGCGGCAGAGGGATCAGCGTGAGGATGTAGTAGATCACCCCCAGTATGACCACGAATATCAGTAGAGAGATCAGCGTGCCTTCCATTCTGCATTCTCCTTGAGAAGTACTACCCGGCGGGGATACCTTGGGAGGGGGGAAATGTCAAGAGGGAGGATAGTACAGTATGGAGGACTATAAACGACTGGGAGGGGGTGTCAGGTCTTCCCGTGAATCCGATCATATCGTGCTTTAAGATACTGTCGTCGGCACG